GACACCTCCGCCACCAAGCCCGGCCTTCGCACGCAGCCGGCGAGTGGGCCGCAGCGTGTCGATGGGGCGCGGGCCGACGGCGATGGGCAGCGTGGCGCCTCGGTGGAGGCCACGAGCGCAAAGCCCGCCACCGCCAAGGGCGCCGCGCCCGGGAAGACGCCTGCGAAGGGCGCGTCGCCGGGCGAAGCGGCCGTCAAGGGGTCGGACGCTTCATGAAGTCGCTGATCGTGGACGACGCCGAGATGCTGCCAGTGGTCCCCGACGCCACCGCATCCCTGGAGTCCAGGGTGATGACGGTGGTGTCCTGCTGCTCGGTGTAGTTCGTGGGTGGCGTGAACGATGCGCCACCGTTGAAGTTCGTCCACATGCCCACCGCGTCACCCGACGCGGCAGCAGGGCTAGTGGAGACGTTCAGTGTGGACACCGAAGTCGTGGACTCCGCTGTTCCGACCGCGCCGTCGAACGGGTCACCTGAGGTGGTACGACCACTCCAGAGACCGCAGGCAGCGCCGCGCCACGTGCTACCCGACCAGGTGAAGCTGTAGGTGCCCGAGTCAGCGGCGGTGAGCCGCTTCCAGTACACGACCAGGCTTCCCCGCGCGGCCGCCGAGGTGGTGAGAGACGCCTTCTGCGTGAACCCTGACGGTGGGGTGATCGCGGAGGTGGACTCCTTGTAGATCCCCACCACGGCGATGTCGTTGACCGCAGCCCCAGAGGGGACGGGGACTGCGGCTGAGGTGCCGTTGCCTGGAGCCAGGTTGGACGACGAACGGAAGGCCATGAATCCTCCCGCCGCCCATGCCTACTTCAACGACCTAAGCGTTGCCGGCGGTGATGGTGAAGCTGGTCACGCTGACAGTCGCACCTGAGGTGAGGCTCACGCTGTTGAGGTTCAAATCCGAACCGGACGTGCCCACATCGCCGTCGATCACGGCGGTGGTGCCATCGCTCTTCCAGATGCGGAAGTGTGTGGCGGTGCCCGTGGCGTCAGCCGACGCGTCCTGGGTGATCGAGTTCAGCGTCAGCACCCCACTCGACGCAGCCGGGGCGAATGTGGCGTTCAGCGTCAACTCGGCGAGAAGTGTGCCGGTGATCGACGCAGCCACATTCGCGGGGCGAGTGCCACTGTAGATGCGCAGCTTGCCGGAAGCACCTACCGCAGTAGTGACCGCATCCAGCTGCGCGTTGCGCAGCGTGGTGGAGTACGACAGAGCCATCAGGACTCCTTGGCTGTCTTGCGGGCGCGGGTCGTCCGCTTCTCGCCCTCGGGGGCGACAGCCTTCTCGGTGTCGTCCTCGACAACCGGCTCGGCGAAACCCTTGCTGCACAGTGACGCGCCGGCAGGGTCGGACACCTCGAGCACATCCCCGGCATTGGGTGACCAGTGGCCATCCACGGAACCGACGACACCTTGCCGCATCTTGATCTTCATGCGGGATCCTCCTTCTCGCGCTTGGCACGGAGACCGAAGCCTCCGCGCCAAACTCGGTTTTGCTGGATCAGGTCGCGGCACCGACGAACGACTTGGTCGCGTTCGGGTCGACGTGCGCCGAGCCGTGACGCACGAGCGCCCGGAACGTCACCAGGTCGGAACCGAAGGCGAAGTCGTCGGAACGCTCGAACCGAAAACCGCCCGCGATCCGCACGTACAGCGAAGAGAGGTCACCGAAGATGACCGACTCGGCGGAGACACCGACGTCCGTGACGTTGGTGTCGATGTAGACCGGCTTGTTCAGGATCGTGTCCGGCTGACCCTGGATCACCGACGGCTGCCAGATGTAGTAGCCGTCACTGGTCTTGATCTTCCGGATCACCGCCGCGGTCGGGTCGGCCATGACCCAACCACACGAGGAGCGGCGCCGGTACGGCTCGATCACGCTGTAGAACAGGTCGATCAGCTTGTCGAAGCCGGAACCGGCGGTCGACTGGACGCCGAAGCCACCCACCGGGGTAGCTCCGGTCGGGCCGGTCACCGCCGACGACGTGCCTGCCAGCAGGACGCTGACGGCGTTGCTGCCGACCGCGTTGCCGAGTTCACGGCCGGCGGCGCGCGACAGGTAGCCGAGCAGGTCGACACCGGAGTCATCGACCATCTCCCGCGACACCTGCACCACGTAGCCGGCCTTCGCGACGGTCAGCGAGGTCTTCGCGAACGTCGGGTCCGACTCGGTGATCGCGGAACCTTCAGTGGCGGACGCGCTGGTCGAGTGGACCGTCGCCTTCGGGATGTCCATCGACTCACCGGACTGGGTGCGCAGGATCGTCACACCAGCGCCGAGGATCGAGGACTCCTCGATCATGTACTCCCACAACTGGGAGTCCATCGACGTCGGGACAACGTTCGCGCCCGAACCGGACTTGAGAACGTCGCGGTGTTCGACCGGGACATCGAAGAACCGGCCCGACTCGCCCCGCAGGAACGAGCGAAGCTCGGCCTCGCCCTTGCCCTGCTCCGGGCTCTGCCGCTCCTGCGGCTTGCCCGACAGGGAGGCGAACGAGTCCTCGATCTCCTTGGCGCGCTTCTCGCCGGCCAGCATCGCGTCGGCCCGCTCCTGCAGAGCGTCGACCTCGGCGTTCATCTCGGTGAACTGCCGGTTCTCGTCAGCCGACATGTCGCGGTTCTCGTCGACCGCGCGCTCAGCGACTTCCCGCATCTGGTTGACCAGATTCGCGCGCCGCTCGAGCAGCTTCTTCACTGCATCGGACATTGCTGCCCCTTCCTTAGGGCTAGATGGAATGGCGCGCGCCGGGTTTCGCCTCACCGCGCAAAGGTGATTTGTTGCAGCCCTCCATGCCCGCCGGGTGTCGCCACACCGAGCAGGAGGGGAGTTCCCTGCGTCAGACCTTGATGGCCTTCACCATCGCCAGAGCAGCCGCAGCAGAACGCTTCTGCGGGGCAGCCGGGCCGGTGGTGACCTTGAAGAACTTCCGCAGCTCGTCGCGCTGGGCGAGGTTGCGGACCTCCTCAAGGGGAGCGTCAAACTTGTTCGCCAGCGACCGCAGGCCAGCGGAGGTATCGAGGTAGGCCGGGGTGTTCACCGGGGCCACATCGACGAGATGACCAGCGATCAGCGACCGCTGCGGGAAGCCTTGGTCAGACATCCCCCAGTCATCCTCGAACACGCGGAACGCGAATGACGACTTCTGCACGTCACCGCGCTCAACGAGCTCCACGATGTCGGAGCGGGACTGCGGCGGGTCGACCTCGTAGATCAGGCCAGTCTGATCCACATCGAGCCGCAGCGTTCCTGCCGCGGTGGTGCCGAGCAGCATGTTGTCGTCGTGGTTGTAGCGGGCCAACACATCCGGCCAGCTGTCACCACGGGACTGGTTGAAGAAGGTCGGGTTGATCGTCTCCACGAATCCGCCCAGGTTCTGGGAGATCGTGTTGAACTTGGCGGCGTACCCGCCGATCGTGCGCTTCTCGTTGCGTGCGCGCAGCTCGACCTTGCCAGCCGTGTAGCGACGCTCGAACTCACTCATTCTGAGCCTCCGGATATGGGATGACTGACAGTCGACGCTGAGCGTCTGGTGCTTGCTGCGTAACCTGCAGCGGGGCGGTGCTGTCGCCACCCTCGATGGGTGGCAGGTCTTCCAGTGCCCGCTGCTCGTTGGTGGGCCAGCCGAGTTCGCGCTGGATCTTGTACACCTCGAAGCGGGTCTTCAGGTCGGCGCGAACGATCGCGTCACCGTTGAACCTGACGTACTGCCGGTTCGGCAGCCACGACGCCGCGGCCCGCTCGAACCTCGTCAGGTAGGGGCGCATGTTCGCCAGCCGGCGGATCTGACGGGTCTCCTCAGTGGAGTACGCCAGCGAGTCGTTCGCCGGCTCACCGCCGATCTCCTCCGGCGACAGACCGTAGATCGCTGCGATCTGGTTGGCGGTCAGCTTCTGTGTGTCGATGAACTGCGCCTGCTCCGGGGTGACCGTGATCGGGGTGAACTCCCAGTCAGAGCCGTGCACCAGAGGCCGGCGGCGCCGGATCGCAGACACTAGCCGATCCGAGATCGTGTCGGCCGCCTCACCGGAGATGGTCTTCGCGGTGTTCTTGAACGTCCCCGGCGGGACGCCGCCGTTCTTGAACCAGTCCGCCCCGTAGCCCTGCGCGTCGAGTCCAGCGTTGATCGTGGACGCGTAGTACTCGATCGGCGACAGCCCCAGAGTTCTACCGGGGACGGTGATCCACGGGATGTGAACGATGTCGAGCCGCGACACCGGGCGTCCGTCGATGTACCACCGAGCCGCACCGGTGGAGTCGTCCACGAACACGCGATCCATCGAGATCCAGACGATGTTCGTCGGGAACGCGAACCCGTCCGTCGCAGCGATCATGCCCACCGCGTTGCCGCGGGCAGCGAGACTCGCGAAGCACTGCGACATCCACGGAACCAAAGCACCCTGGGCTTCGAGATCCGCGAACAACTTCGGCAAACCGCTCATAGGTTCGCGGGTCTCACCGAGTTTGCGGTAACCCTTCAGAGGGAGCGTCGAACCGAAGTCGGTGATGTGCCGCAGAGCCGCGAAGACCGGCCCCAGGGCCAGTGCGCGTTCCTGGTTGACCGTCGACTGCAGCGGGCCGCCGTAGTTCCACGGGACCGATGTCACCGACCGCTGCTCGGTCTTGCGGAAGAACAGGCTCATCTGCTCGCCTTCCTAGACACGGCCAAAGCAGCCAGGCCGATCACAGCCAGGCAAGCCGGCGGCCAGACGAAGAATGCGAACGCGGCGATGCAGGCGACACCGAGAAGGTCGAGGAGCGTGGTGACCATCAGACCTCCTCAGTGGATTGAATCGAGCACGTCATAGTTGGCGTCAGGCAGATAGACCGCGTGTGCGGCGAGAGTGGCCGCTTCAAGGGTTGAGATGTCCGAGGTCGACACCTTCCGCCCCCACGCCCACCGATCGCCGACGATCCGCTTCACCGCACCAGAGACAGCCGTCTCCAGTTCCGGATACCTGGCGTGCCGCAACTTCCGTTCACGAACCAAGTCGAGCATCGTCGCGCAAGAGTCAAGAACCCACTTGGTGTCGACTGCGTTCACCGTGACACCGGCACCCTCGAGGTGAGGGATCAGTGCGGCCGCCGGCCCCCTATTGTCAACAATGACATCGACCTGGTGCTGATCCTGGAGAGCCTTTGCGCGCTGCACCATCCAGCCGATCCCCGGTCCATGCTGCAGCGGCTTCACATGTACAACGTCCCCGTCGTACGCAGCCGCTGTGATAGCGCCGTGCGTCATGTCCATCGTGGCCGCGAACCCGATGGCACCCACATCCACGCCGCTCGGAGGATCCCCGTAACAGGCATCCCACCGGCCAATGCCGAATGCTGCATCGGCTGACCCCGGTTCATCCCACCATCCGAGGAACTCGCGGATAAACTCCTCCGCCGGCATCTCCTCGCGGAAGTCCTGCATCCGCTCCGCGGTGATGCGCCGGCCATAGGCAGGGTTCGCCAACCGCAGCAGGTCCACCCGGTCCGCGACACAACCCTCGACCTCGCCCCACATGTGCGAGCAGGTCGGGTCCTGGCACTCCACGCGCGGCGCGCACCACTCGAAGTACGCCGAACGCTTCGAGCCGCCCGCGCGCCCGCGGTCACGAATCCGCCGCAACACATCAGAGTCGGCGAACCCAGCCGATGACCCGTAGCGGACCTGAGCGCCCTTGCGGGTAGCAAGGATCGGCATCAGCGCGCCCGTCTGGCCAGAAGTCAGGAACAGCGCCTCATCCCAGGTGATCTTGTCGCCCGAGATGCCCCGGCCGCCCCCCTTGGATCGGGCATGGAACTCGATCCGCTCGCCAGACAGAAGCTCGATCGCCTCGTCACCGTTCGCGGTCCGCGGCTTCCTGCACCGCTTCCGGAAGTCGTCGTTACTCTCGATCAACTGGCACATATGCTCGAACGTCTTCTGCGCCGTATCAAACAAGTGCGCCGTCCAGGCGTGCAGTGGTTCACCCAGCACGAACACGTCCGTCAATGCGGCAATCTCGAGCGTTGCCGTCTTCAGGTTCTGCCTGGGCGCAACCACCGCCACCGAGAAACATGCCGGCTTACCCGGCTGATCCTCAGCGAAGATCGCGTCCAGGATCATCCGCTGCTCGTCATCCATCGGCATGCCTAATTGGGCACCGACATCAGCAGCTAGATCCCCGAATGACTCCTGGTAATCCGGCACCCACTTGAACGCCGGATCAAGCACCGCGCATCGCCCTGCGTTCGGCCAGTTGGTCACGGGCCTGATCCAGCGGTGACGCCGCAGACTTCACATCCGCCGTAGCCGCCTTCAGTGACGCCTCGAGCTGCTTCGCCAGCGAAGCCATGCCTGCGCCTGTGTCACGCCCGTAATCCAGCCGCCTAGCCAACGCCAGAGAGGCCTGACCCAACACAGTCTGATCCCGCTCAACCTCGCGCAAGTGCTGCAGGGTAACGGACTCAACCGGCCCAATCTCGCCCGATTCCGTCGGCAGTGTCACCAAAGCCGGCCCAACCTCAGCGCGGTGCTCAGTAATCGACCCGCGAGCGGCGCGAACCCGGCAACGACCCGAGCAGTACTTCGATGAGGAGCGTTTCGCCTCGTACACCTCACCACACACGTCACAAGGGCGATGCATAACTATCCACCACCAGACGGGACGCGGTCAGTTGTGCTAACGGGTCGACCTCGCCTCCGTCACGCAGCGTCGTGCGCTACACGCTCGCTCGGGGAGAGGGGGGCATGGCTGTGCGGGGGTCGGGGCGCGCATGACCCTAAAGACTTGACATGTCAACGATCACGCTTCGTAGTTCGTGACCGTGTATCACCCATCGGATCAGGCTCATCGCATGGGTATCCATCCATTCGGCGGATAGCTATGCATCACCACTCGCGCACCGTAGCTCCGGATGGCGTGGTGGTGTCGTTGCCATGCTTGGTCCACCATGTGTCCACCGCTGCGATCTGGACCTTGAGTGGTGGACGTGGCCGGTTGCGGGCTATCACTCGCCTGATGCATTCATCGCGCGGCGTGGTGATGATGCGCGTCTCGGTAGCTCCGATGAGCTCTGCCGCCTTGGCTCGAGCAGACAGTGTGGCGCCGGCTCTGATGACTGCGGCCTGGGCGTTAGGGTTCTTGGCGAGGAGTCTCAGCGCTTGCCTGAACCGCTGCTCACTGCCACCCCACTTGGCGTCGTCGAGGTCGTACACCTCGAGGCCCAATGATTTAGCGAGGGTGGTCTTGCCTGCGCCTGGTGGGCCGCAGATCAGTACGACTCGTCTCACCATTCCCTCATGGTCATGGATCGTCGGGTGTTGGTTATCTCAGCGCCCTTGCGCCCACCTGCTGACCGATTGCAGCGCGTATGCTCCGGCCCCTTGTACTTCGTGCGGTCATCGTCGTCGTGGCCGAGGTCCCATGTGTCTGTGGGGACTATCGGCTGAGCGCATCGCCAGCAGATGGCGTTACCGGATGCAACACTAGGCTCCCACTTGGCGCGTTCAATCCGGTGAGCGTTGCCGTACCCACGGGCGTTGGTGTTGCCGTTGCGTGGCATGTGGTCACCACCCGGTGAAGGTCCGGTCCCAGCCACGGGGATGAACCGGGACCGGACCGTCTCATGACCAAGCCCCAGCCGGCTAGGACCCGGAGGTCCAGAGCCCTGGGGCTCTTGTCGCTGACTGGGGCTTGGGTGTTTAGGTGACTGGCATCTATCGATACGACAGCCAGTCTGGCTACAGGATAGGAGACACGGAGCGTTAAGTCATGATGCTCGCTCAATCGGCGTGTCCATCCTTACTCGATCACCCTTCCGTCTGGGGTGAGGCAGAGCGACTTCGGCCCGGTGTGCCCACCCTTCTGCTCGCAGGACTTCTCGTAGCGGTTGTTGCTCACGAACGCCAGAGTGAGCACGAGTGTCGCCGTCACGATGACGAACCCCCAGAGCTTCCAGCCGGCCCGAGTGACCAGCACGACGGATCCTGTCAGGAAGACGATCCCGTTCCAGATCAGGAGCCCCACCCACCAACTCATGACGCCCTCTCCGTTGGTGTGTTAGATGCGGCCAGTGTCACCAGATCGTCGAACAGGAACAGTCGCTTTCCTGCCCCGTCGTGACCGTGGTCAGTGACCCGCTTTCGGAGGTGCCACTTCTCCACGGTCTTCTGCGACACGGGCATCCCGAACCTCGACAGCAGAATGACGCCCTCTCGTGCGGTGACGAGGCGACCGAAGACCTGTGAGCGCATCCAGTCCCGCATCTCGGTGAC